TTATCTCTTCTAAATAGTGGAGATGGTGTAGTTGTACCCAATAAAACCTTACACAGGTATTACTTTGGTGGGATACAAGGTGGCATGATGAGAGTACCAGAAGCAGAGATGGCTGACGTGTCACTGTTACCAACCGAAAAATTTGTGACTCCCAACGGAGTAGATTATCCATCCTACAGAGTATGGAGGGATAAGTAATGTCATTTTCTTCATCGACCGCAAGATCTAATCTACAAAGAGCACAATTTGGTGGTACTTATTGGATTGAGTACGATAGCACCAACCAATACTACAGAGTAGTTCAAGGAAGTAAAGCAGACTACGACAGTAATTTTGGTGCAGTAGTTTATCAAGAGTCTTATGGCAAAATGTCAAAAGACGGAAGTTCTATCGAAAATGGTGTTGATAGACTACTCAAAAATTTTGGTGGTGTAGCTTTTGTCAACCAAGTAAGAAATCAGGTTGGAGATGCGATCATACTAGGCAAATTTGTTCCTGATGCAACAATTCAGGGATATACAAGCACTTACTGGACTACAAGACCAAATACTGCTCCGATTCCTCCAGCAAATACAACCCCAACCTCAACACAAGTTCAACAACAATGGCAAGCAGCACTTGATGATGTAACGATCGGCAAGAATCGAAAAGACGCTGCGAATCTTCAAGTCAATACCAAAACCCTCAAACCCGTTGCAGCGACACTGACATATCCAATCGGTCTTGATAGAAATATCCAAGACACTTTGCAAATTGATATCTTCAAGTATGAACCTGCAAGAGGATTACCCACTATTGATGGTGCAACTGATAATCAAAGATTTCTAAGAACTGGGCTTGCTAAAAAGAAAAAGCCAATCACAATGATCACTATCCCAATCCCAAATGCGGTTGGTGATTCCAATGCAGTTCAATGGGGTGGTGGAGAGTTCAGTTCTGTTGCAGGAACTCTTGGAAACGAGATCAATAATGCAATCTTTGGAAGTATACAAAACACCAGACAAGGAGCATTCAATACCTTTGAAGATATTTCAACCGCTTTAGGTGGTGCTACCGCTGGGGCTATGAGAGGAGCGGGAGATCTTATTTCCAATCCATATGTCCAAAGAAAAGTTCTTCTTGAAAACCTGGCAAAAGCAGCAGGTGCATTTGGCATTAATGTGGATGTGGCTCAAGTCATCACAAGAACTGGTGGTGTTATTGAAAATCCAAACCTAGAGTTGTTGTTTACTGGACCTTCACTTAGAAGTTTCCAATTTACGGTGAGATTCACCCCAAGAAGCGCACCAGAATCAGTCATTGTAAGAAAGATCATTAGAGCTCTGAAACAACACTCCGCAGTCAAAAAAGGAGTAACTCTTGGAAATTTCCAGAGTGCAGGAGCATTCAGCAACCAAAATCTTCTTCTTGGTACGCCCGATGTATTCACCCTGAAATACATGAAGGCTGGAAGAACAAATGAAGAGATCAAAGGTCTTACGAAAATGAAGACCTGTGCATTGACCAATCTTTCAGTTGACTATACAGGTGAAGCTGGAAGATGGGCTGCATATGATGGAGATAGTCAACCAGTTACCACACTGGTGACAATGAACTTTGCAGAACTCGCACCTATCTACGACACCGATTATATCAGCAACTTTAATGACCAACTCGACGACGTAGGATTCTAATGGCTAACTTTCTTAGACAACTCCCAGACTTAGACTATCCATCTCTGTTGAATGACAGACAGAGTAGTGGGGATACTGTTCGTGTCAAGAATCTTTTTAGAAGAGTCAAAGTTAGAGAAGACTATTTCTCTAGTTTTGTTGAATTTGTAAGATACAAGATTACTGGTGACGAAAGACCTGATAACGTAGCGGAAAAGATCTATGGTAACCCAGATCTTGACTGGATCGTATTGGTATCAAACAATATCATTGATATCAAGAATGAATGGCCAATGACAGAATATGACTTAAACCTCTATTTGAACGATAAGTACACTGAACAACAATTGGCGTCAATCAAGGAATATAGAACGATTGAGTGGAGAGACAGAAATAACCAACTTATCGTCCCAGCTGGTCAAATTGTCGATGAGAACTTCAAAATCGAATATTTAAAAGGAAACCAAGTTGTCTCAATTTCACCAATTCGTTCAGTTTCGGTGTTTGAGTGGGAAGTTGAGAGAAACGACGAAAGACGCAATATCAACTTAATTGACCCACAGTACGTTGGTCTTGTAATTGATGAATATGAGCAAATCATGAAATATGGTAAATCTTCTCAATATGTCAATGAGAGACTGAAGAAGACAGAGAACATTAGGATCACTGGATAGAGAAAATCCCTGGCCACCGAAATGGCCAGGGATTTTTTTTCCGCTATTTTTGGAAACAAGCTTCGTTTTTGGTGGCCGGGACATCGTTCCAATGTCTTACGGCATTAGCAACGATAGCCACATTAGTGACCAAGTAAGAAACAAAAATAAAGGTGCGTATCCAAGCAATAGTATCAGATTCTCGGTCGCATTTAGATGGTTTCTCTCCAAGTGCTTTAGCCCATAAACGCCAGATTGTTTTCCTTTTTGTCATCACTCCTCAGCGAGTTTCTGGAAGTAGGACAGAGCATCATCTTCATCCTCATCAGCGTAACCACCACCAGCGGCGACAGGTTCACGGTTGAGGTTGTTCAGTTCACTGCGGAGACCATCATCAAGGTCACGGGCTGGACCACGGAAGTCATCTTCATTGTCAACTTCCTCTGCAACAGGACGACGTGCAGGAGCAGCGTTACCCAGAACATTGTCCAGACGCTTCTTCAGAGTCTCGTAGTCCTTGAACTGATCAGCAGCAACCAGTTCTTGCAGAGAATACTCTTTCTTCCAGAGAGCTTCAAGTGCATCATCATCACCATCCAGGAGTGCGGAGGGACGGGCAAACTCACTGGAGTCATAGTTCCAGTAACCTGCAACCTTCTTGATCTTGATCTTGAAGTCTGCACCCTGCCAGAAGTCGAAGGGGTTGATAGGATCTTCATCTTCGAACTCAGGTTGCATCGCAGCCATCACCTTGTCGAAGATCTTCTTACCGAACTTGTACAGGAACACACGACCCTCGTTTTGAGGATTGGCAGGATCCTTCACAACATAGATGTTGGAGTAGTAGGAAAGCTTACGTTTCTGTTTCCGTGCAGTTTCTTTGTCTGCATCATTACCAGAGTTCCACAGACGGGTGTTGAGTTCAGACACGGGATCCTTACCACCAGTGGTGGTCAGGGAGTTCTCAATGTACCAACCACCAGGACCTTGGAAGGCGTGGGAGTACATCTTCACCCAAGGGAGATCTTCACCTTCGGGTGCGGGGAGGAAACGGACAACAGCATAGCCGTTACCAGACTTGTCCATCTCAGGTTTCCAGAGACGGTCGTCTCCACCTTGAGGGGAGTTCATCTTTTCAACTTCCTTGACCAGTTTGGAAGTCAACGAACCCAGCTTGGACTGTTTCTTAAGGTCAGAAAAGGACATTGGATTACCTCGGATTGTTTTGGATTTGGCCTTTGTGGTGGCAGAGTCATCGTACCAGGGGAGTGGGTCGGTTGTCAACCCTTTCCCTTATCGACCATCTGACGCAAGTTCTTGATGGTCATGTGCATGTTATTGAACAGGTCTCCAGGATCCACCGAACCTGGGAACCCCAGCATTTTAGCTGCGTTGATGATGTTCTCTTTAATCTGAAGTGCTTCAGGATCATCAGAAAGAGAAACCCTTGTGTACATAATGCGTTGTTTTTCAAGCAAGTTTTCTAACTTAGAGAGATGTTCATACTGTTCTTCCTGCGACATTGCGGGAAAAGCCATTGCATCTTTGTAGATCTCTTCTTGAAGTTCATTGATCTCTACAAGTCCTGCGCGAACTTGAGGACTACTTAGAAAACTCATAGAACTTTCTCCTTCAGTATCTTCCTGTAACGAAGCACGTCAATATTTAGAAACGAACCATACTTCTTGATCTTGAGGGAAACCGTACTCCAAATTGGGTCATCCAGTTTCTTATCAAAATGTTTTACGAAGCCCAGAATCTTATCCAGAATGATAAGTGTCTCGATTGAGATCTCTTTCCTCAGATAAGCTTTCAAGATCTTCGGGTGTTGGCCTTGAGTATGGAAGTAACTGTCGAAATTATCTCTTGTAAGGATTCTTTCAACTTCGTTTCCGAATAGGTAGGACAAGGATTGGTTTCGTTTTTGCCATTCTTTGAAGTTGGTTTCACCATTTTGGATAATCTCTCCTATCCACACTTTACCAGGATCTTCACTGGAAATAAAGTTTGCGATGAAATACTGTATGATTTCGTCATCATCTTTCTTCCGCGACATCCTTTCAAAAAAATATCTGTCACGTCTCTTGTTAAAAGACGCAACAGATGCACGGGATCTTCCACCGTATTTTACATAATCATAACTTTCCTTGGTGAAGTGATTCTTCATCGCAAGATAAGTTTTGTAGCAATCAAAGGGTGACACTTTCACAGGGGCAATCGTGCGCGTGATGTACGTTTCAGGAAATTCAACTCAATGGCCTCAGCCTTGATCTTTTCCTTAAGTGGTTTACTGATGAGTTTAGAGACAGATTCAAGTTCGATCTTGTTCTCTTCACAATAAAGAACAATCGCATCAATATAGTTCAGGTCTTGAGTGTCCCGAACCAGTTCTTCGATATCCTTAGTGAATTTTGTTTGACACAAGAACTTTTCTTTGAGTGCCTTGTCCAGGTCTTTATTCATTGGAGAGCTTATGAGTAACAAATTCTTTAATGTACCGAACTAATAACTTAATATACTCGTCTTTGTTTCTTTTGTCAAATACTTTGACTTCACCAGAGGAAGTTGTCATAATTGTGATCAACTTCTTGACTGGAATACCAGTCATCTCATAGTACATACATGCGTATGCAGTTTCCTGAACGAAGTAGTTTTCTAACCACTTCTCTGGTTTAATTTTGTCTGAAGTTTTAAAGTCAATGATAGCAAGCTCTCCGTCATACTCCGCAATACAATCAACACGACCAGCAATACCGAAATACTCAGAATAAAGGGTACGCTCAATAGCATGTATATTATTAATGCGATCAAGGAATGGTTTCGCGGAGTGGAACATGAACTGTGTGGCTGGGAGGTGGTTATCCCAGAGGAGTTCTTTACCTTCAAGATAAGACTGCGCCGCTTCATGGAAATCAGTGCCCCTTGTGGTGGCTTTCTTAGTAATACGATTGGCTTCTTCCTCACCAACTTTCTTTCTCCAGTTGATGAAAGTTTGTCGGTTATAGAAAGAGGTGACTGAGGTGATTGAAGGCACCCAGTCACCATTTGGAAGAAGATAGAGACGACAACCCGAAGTTTCTTTCTTCTCTAACTCAACGTCACCCAGATAATTATGATAAGTTCTTTGCATTAGAGACCTAAAGCCATTTTCTTCATGATGTACTCGCGGACTAAACCAGAACGAACAATATCATCAACACCAAATTCAACCATTTCAAAGGTTTCTGTCATCTGTTCGATGATCTTCATGAAGTCAAGGATACCATTCTTTTCATAAGTTTTCTGAAGATCAGTTTGAACTGCGTCACCACAGAACATGATCTTACAGTTGTCACCCACACGGGTAATTATACTATCAAGTTCGTGGAAATTCAAGTTCTGACACTCATCGATCAAGAGAATCGCATCATCAAAGGTTGTACCACGAAGGAATGATGTAGACCAGAAAGAGATTGTCTCCTGAGACTTCAAGTTACCATAGAGCATTTCAAAATCAGCATCAGATGGCATTTCGAACATGTACTTAACCATGTTCTTGTATGGAATCTGATAGAGAGCTGATTTATCTTCATGATCTCCAGGAAGGAAACCGATTTCACGGGTTGCAACAAGTGAACGAACGATGTAGATCTTCTTATAAGGAGTGTACTCGTTCAGTACATCTTGAAGTGCAAGATACAGTGCTACAAATGTTTTACCTGTACCTGCACAGCCATAAGTAAAGATGTTCTTACCCTCTTTGTATGCATCAAACAATTTGGTTTGATTGTCAGTAAGAGGTTCAATGTCTACCAGGAAATCATTGTTGATTGGTTTCTTACGTTTCAATTGTTTGGCAGTCATGCCAATACCGATGGGTTCAGTAGACTTCCTTTTTCTTGCCATACTAGGTAATTTTTTTAACTTTAGAACCAGGTGCTTTGGATGCTTTATTGAGGACTTCATTCCAGCCTGGATTTCTGGAAACAAGTTTGTTCCTCCAATCACCCACTTCTGTGGCCATGGGAGCAGTAGATGGATCAGACCAATCTCTGATCCACCCTGGGTTATCTTCCAACCACTGATCCCAGACCGTGAAACTCATCGTCACTTCTTTCTGTTCACCAGTCTCAGTGTTGATTACGGGGTAAGTCGGCATAATAAACGAAGGGGGTGAAGTTATTTAGGCCCACTCTAGAGCCTCTGCGACGGTAGGAAACTGTTCGACAAATACTTGTTTACAAGCTTCTGCAACAACCATGTGTTCCTTCTGAGTTCCATTCGCAGAACGAAGATTAATGTAATGGATCCAAGAACGGCAAGAGCCACTCATGTAGATACGAGTAGGAGTACACAGAGGCAACACATTACGAGCACACTCTTTTGCAACTCCACGATCCAACATCTGTTGATAGAGAGCCATCGATGAAGAGAACAGAGTGTCCATCTGTCGGGTCAGAAGGTCAATCGTTTCTTGATCCAAGTCATCAATACTGTTCTGACGATTCTTGGTGTCCTGACGACGGAGCTCTGGGAGAGGGATCGCCTTCGAGAGTAGGGAAGAATCAGCATACCGTTGGGAAAACTCTTGAAATGTGAACGAACGGTGGCGCAAAATTTGGGCCGCGATTGCACGAGTAGTCTCAATCTCCAGAGTCATGAAAGATTGTTCGAACACACTCCAGTGATTATGTTTGATGCAATAACGCAGAAGACCTGCATAGTTTTCATTGTCCTGATTGGCAGGGTTACTCACCCGTGCCACATAAGCCATAGTTTGTTCAGCATCAGGAGTGACACTTACAAGTTTGACAGTCATCAACAATCCTCACAGTTGTTTTCTTTGTATTGTTTGCGAACCCGTTTGACCTCTTTGAGTTCTTTCTTGATCATTTGGTAGGCAGTCTCAGAGTCTATCTTATCACCTACCTCCATGGCAATGATAACATCGATCCTTGTACCAAAGTGAGATAAGGCTTTTTCGAAACAATCTAGATCTTCATACATTGGCGTAATATGCAAGATAGTATTTGACAATTCCAGCAGTGTTCACATTACCCTGAGATACCCAATCATGAGCACACTCATAAATGGATTGAGAGGAATACTTTGGAACACCATCTTCTAACCAGTGACCAAATCTGTTGAGTAAAACTCTAAGAGCTTGTTGTCTCAACTCCATCTTTTCTTCACTGTATCTCCAGTCAGTCTGGATATCCATCGTCATCGTCCCATACCTCATCGTAATCATGTACCGTTGGTGAAGTGTATGCTTCTGCATCTGAGTACACTTCTGATTCCAGTTCCTCTACAACCTCCTTAAGAGCGGCTAAGAGAACTTTAAGTTTAGCTTTGTTCATGTCCCTTGAACCCTGGCAGAGTTATTCTATCTAGGTTTGGGTTTCTTGTCAAGTCTTACCAGTTTCTCCCAGCCCTTGTAGTGAGGATCAGTTCTTAGAGTCTCCTGAACCATCTCTCCAAGTTCAATGGCACACTGATCCCACTTACACCTCAACTCCCTAGCCACAGAAGGTGCCAGAGGGTCCTCAGGGCGGTTGTAACGCCACTCATACCATTCCTTCCAGATCTCAGCGCACTCGTCAGATTTACGCTGTAAGTGAGGTTCTCTGTACACTCATACCCATATGGGTTGTGTGCCCTAGACTGTATAGCTATTTACAAAAAAGGAGGGCTTTTGCCCTCCTAAGTAAAGAATTTTAATGAGCTCTTAAATTTTTCTACCCTTGTAGTATTTCTCTGCAAATTCTTTTGCAGGTGCCTTGGTCTTCATCACATTCGATTAAACAGTTGTAGTAGTCATTAATGAGATCGGATTCATCTACACTCCTATCTAAAGTCCTCTCCAACCTCCCGAAAGCTTGTTTCCACCCAGCTAATTGATTATGTGATAATAAATTGTGCATAATAACCCCTATGCAAAATGATCATGATGAAAAGAGGGTTTCGTTCATTTCATCACCTCCAACAATTCTATCGTATATAGTCAGGATATCCTGATTTTTTATGTTGTAGGATACAAAAATTTATACCTACGAGTTTATACCTACAAAAAAAAGGAGCCCGTTAGGACCCCTCTGATTTAAATATTTTTTCTAACCACTCTTCCATGTGAATTAGATAACAGGACCAGTAGTTACACCCACGGTATGTTAGTTGATAACAAGAAGGTGGTCTATTGTCCTTATCCATATCATCATAATGATATCGATATTGTTCCATTACTTATTCAGCAATAGAACTTCTGCATAGATCAAGAATAAGAAGGCGGTTGAAAACGTTACTACTGATGTAACAACTGGAAGAGCTTCGTGCATATCACTTTACCAAAGTACGGTTGACTTTGATACCACGATACATGAGAGCAAAGTTCTCTTGTTCACGCAGACGCTTGAGTTCTGCTTGTACCTCTGCCTTGTGGGCTTCGGTATCGTACTGGTTGCCACGATAGGTAACTTGGGACATGGTTTTACTCCAAAGAAATGAGACGGTTAAATCCCGTTCCTTCGGGCGGCGTTTGCGTCCTCTGTGAGGATGAACGATCCGTTCCGCGTCGTCCTACTTGCGTCCTACTGTTCTACCTCTGGAAAACAGGCGGGATCAGTCCCGTCTGCATACCTGGCAATAAACTCTATCTTTTTCCATACGGAAAGAGATTCGGTTTTCATTGTCCTCTCCGACAACCAATTAAACTGCTCACAAGTGAGAAGCATACTTGGCTCTGGTTGAGCAATCGCCAGAAGGAGAGGTAGAAACATAGGATGAACGTAAGGGCAGTATACCCTTTGAGCTTTATATAGTCAACTTACTCTGTAACATTTGTTACAGTTCTGGATTCTCTTCAAACTCTTTGGTGAGTTTGTCAATGATTGTCTCTTGACCACTCAGTTTTTGAATTTGATAC